GCAATACTTGCAGCTTTCTGACTTAACACCTGATCTTTGACGGGGCTTGTCGTCCTGACCGACATGGTGCAATAATGAGTAGAGTAATCGTCATATGTGGTACAGGCGATCATATAGCGACTGCTGCCGGGCGGAGTAGCACTCCAGTAAGGATCGTCTGGTCCGGGGACGGTTGGAGGATTCTCGACCATAGCGTACCAGCCATCAACCTCATCGCCTATATCCACCACTACCGGAAAAGTGAGTTCATCATCCTCAATCGAAACTACGGTTAAGCCGCCCGAGTCTGGCCAGATGAAGACTCCCTGTCCAGGCGCTGTACCGTCGTAGGTCAGTGTCAGTCCCGGACGCTTGACAGCCGCGGTCGGAGCTTCCGACTCAAGCAAGATGTTAGTCCCCCAGGAGTCTTTATCACGCGACTCATCCCTGGAGTCATTGGCCACAAGCAGCGGAGTTTTCATAACGTGAAGTCAGCTCCATCGACATACAGCGTATCGTTGCGGATGCTGACCTTGGCAGTCCCGTAGATCAGGAGGCCCTGGCCGGGGGAAGCTCCGGCGGTGTCGAGCGTCAGCCCAAACCGCTTGCGGGTGCGAGTGCCCTCGACCCACATGTTGGTGAGCCAAGCCCCCTTGGTTCGAGCAGCATCGCGAGTGACCGACTGAAAGATCAGCGGGGTACGGACGTGTTTGCTGGCCGGAGTCTCCACGACTAGCGCATCCCCTGGGTGTCGACGGTGAAGTAGGTGCTGGCCTCCTCAACGCTGAAGTCGAAGCAGGCCTCGAGGTGAGCCTGCGACTTGCGCTCGATGTAGTCCAGCTTGTCCAGTTCGACGCCATCCTCCAGGCCCATCTCCGCAGCCAGTCCCCACTTGAGGGGAAGGAGCCACTCGGCGGGGAAGTCGAAGTTGTCGGAGCCAGCCACCATGTCGAAGAATTGGCGCTGGGTCTCCGCATGGAACGTGTAGCCGGCGGTGGCTGGAACATTCAGCAGGTAGAGGGTGCCGTAGTCTCTGCCGGGATCGTAGTAGAAGTCGACCGGGACTCCAGCTTGCCCCTTGGGGCTACGGATATTATAGTCGGAGCGGGCGAGTTGCCGCAGCGAGATATCGTTCCCATCGGGATCTCGGACGAAGCTGCTCTCGAGAATCTTGAGTGGGCGGTCGGCGGTAACGTCGCTGCCGCTCGGCCCAATGGTGTAGTCGTAGTCCCCGGCCACCAGCGGAATCTCGACCGTGACTGTGACCCAGAGAGCAAGGCCCTTCCGAGCCCAGTTCTTCACCATGATGTTGAGAGCCTGGGAACGGTTCGTCTTGTCCTCGGCGCTGAGTACTTCGCCGGCTGCCAGGTAACCAGTGACCCGAGCCGACGCGTCCAGGATCTCGTCCCTGGTGAGTGTAAATATGGTGGTTCCGGATACAGCCACGTCAGACTCCTAGAGGGTTCGGTGGGAGGGGGATGGCCTCAGCCTCGGCGGTGAAGGTTGGCTCGACTGCCGGGCGGTTGATGGCGACGGGAAGACTCTCCGGTATGTTGCGCACATAGTCCTGGGGGTGGCGCGGTTCCCAGTGCTCGGGACAGACGTAGAATCCGTCCCAGGTTTTCTTGAGGGTACTGGCCTTGCGCTTCCGTCCGCAGGAGTCGCAGATGGCGTTGTTGTCGCCTGGGGAGTAGTGGTCTGCACGGCCCATTGGGGATTCCTTGAACAGGGAATGCCGAGATTGCGTGTTCGCGCAATCCCGACAAATGTAACAAACTGCTGTGATTAAGAGTCAGCCGCCGGGAGGACCGTGCCGGGAGACTTGTCAGCTGTACGACTGTGCCAGTTTTGCCCAAAACGCAGACCTGAACCGGCGGTCACCAACAGGGAACTGGCGTAGGTGGTGTTGGCCAAGCAGAAGTCCTTGTTGCCGTCGATGTAGCCGACGTGAGTCGAAGTGTCGGACGTGATCAGGAAACCTGTGGCAGTGCCAGCCGCATTGACCAAGTTGAAGATGTTGTTGAGCAACAGGAAGTTGGTGGCAAACTTCGTGGTGGCGAAGATGAGCACCGCACCTGCGTTTGTCGTGCGAGCCGAGTAGTAGTTGTCGCTGATCACAACTCGGTTGATCGTACCGCGGAAGTTGACCATGTTGCATACACCAGAGGCCGCAAGCAAGAAGAAGCGGTTATCAGTGATGCGCAGGCCGTCGTTCGCTGCGGTGGTTGCCGACAACTGAAAGATGTTGAGGAAGTTGAGGGTGGCGCTGGTGTCACGGACTTCGCAGGAATCGAAGTTGAAGCCGGTGGCCGTGGTCAGGTCAAAGAGGGTTGCGATGTTCAGGAAGTTGGCGACGAACACGCAGTTGCAGATCGACACGTTGCTGGCGCTGACGACAATCTTGGCGGTGTTGGCAGTGGTCAGGGTGAAGGTCGGACGGTTGTCGCCAGTGCCGAGACCGAGAATCGTGACGCCGGCTTTGCTGATTGCGAGGGCGGTTGCCGAAGCGATGTTCTCCGCGTGGCCTTGGCCGACGATGATGATGTCACCGCGACTGGCGACACAAACATCGAGCGCCTTCTGCAGTGTGGCGAACGGCTTGCTGAAGGTGCCTTTGTTGCCGTCACTGCCGGTGCTTTGACCGGCTGCGAGCGACGCTCCGTTGTTGCTGACGTAGTAGACCTCTCCGCGTGCCTGCGGGAAAACCAGCGGCATACCGAGGACGGACAGACCAGCGGGAAATCCGCCGGGAAATGTCGAGACGCGACCTTGAGAAACGATTGAGGGCATTAAAATCTCCTAGCTGTGGACCCCGGAAGGGCCTGCATGAGGACAGGCCACAGTCCGGAGATTTTTGTTTAGCACTTGCGAGCGGGTGCGCGCATCGGTGCCGGGGACTTCTTGGCGGGTTTCTTACGAGCTGCCATGTTACGGTCCCTCGGTGCCGTAGATCGCGCGAGGATCGACGATGCCGCAGGAATAGCGCTCGTAGCCGAGGGCCAGGGCGTTCTTCGTGTTGAAGTCGTTGTCGCGCTCGAAGGACATGGCTTCCCGTTGCAGGAAGATCAGGCCCTTGCCCTTGCTGATATTGGTACGGACGAACCAGGCCTTCGGGGAGGTGAAGTAGTGGTTCAGCTTCACGCCGTCGGGGAAGATACCGAGGTGCCGGATGGCGCTGATATCGTTGTTGGCGGTGCCGACCTGGAGGGTGGTGTTGAGGATGCGGGTGGCTTCGAACCAGTTGGCCGGAGCAACGTGCAGGCTCTTGGGCATCAGGTTGATCAGGTTCCCGCGATCATCCGTAGCCTGCATGATCTGGATGCACAGATCCTCGATGGAGGCCTCGCTCAGATCGGCAGCAACGGCGAGCTTGTTGCTGAAGGTTCCGCCGGAGGTGTTGGGGTGGTCGGTGGCCAGCAGGGTCTTGCCGTCGGCGTAGGTGTAGCTGGCATTGGTTGCCCGGTTGTACAGGGCCGCTGCCACCCTCTCTTTCGTCTGGCGGAAGGCACGAGCGTTGTTCGGCGCACGGCTGCCGGAGACCTCCATGTAGAGGTTGTCCATCAGCTCTTCGTGCGTGACGATGTAGCCGAGGGCATAAGCCGCGTGCACGAAGCGGGAGATGGGACCTTGGGTCTCGGTGTCATAGACAGCCGCAGCCCCCTGGGCCTTGACCGGGGCCAGCCCGAAGCCGGTGACTTGGACAAACTCTTCGTAAGCCTTGTCGCTTGTGTCGGTGTCGTACAGATCCGTGTATTCGGTCGAGTGCTCGTTGTAGGCACTCCCCCAAATGCCCTTGACTCCGGGCCAAAGCAGTTTGGGGTGGTTCGAGGTGCTGATAACTCCAGCCATTTTGATGCTCCTTGAAGTTGTGAGAGGTTAAACGCCGGCGCTCGTACCGCCAACTGAGTTGGTATTGAGCATCACCCAGATGTAGGCGTTGGTGCCCGGCGAGGTCAGATCGTTGTCGGCACGCTGCGGAGCGCCGATGATCTTGATCGGCAGGGTGGAGGTGGTCGTGGCCGAGGCTCCGTTGATGACGGTCTTGCAGTTCGGCGAGGTCAGAGTCGGGGCAACGCCAACCGCCAGACCGGTGTTCTTGTTGAACGCGGTCGCTGCGATGGTGTCGGTCTGGGCCTCGTAGATCATGTGCGGATCGTCGCAGACGTAGGCATAGTAGTTCTTCGTCTTGGTGGCCGGGATGATCATCGCTCCGAGGTTGTCGGGATCACCGCCCAGGGGAGCGACTTCACCGTTACCAGCGGCGACGCCGAAGCCAACGATGACTCCGCGAGTGTTGCCGGAGGTGGCAGTTACTCCACGCGTACCGTAGAGGATGACAGCTGGTGCGCCGGTGACAAGGTCGCCGCCAGCAACTTCGACGACAACATCGCCGACGCTGTAAGCAATCGTGTCGGTGCTCGGGATGTAGTAGAGTCG